AAAAAGTAAAAAGTAAAAATGTAATATTAAACACACATAATGCATAATATTACAATAACAGAACCATATATGTTATTTTTTAATTAGACCAGTATAATTAAATATCTAAACTAACAGTGTTCTTATCGGACTTAGGTCTTCTGCGACTGCGTTTGGGAACGTTACCATCAGCCTGAATACTCTTTAAGTCGTCAATGCTAATAGTGCTATTGTTATTAATGTCTTCAATAACTATATCTCTGGGTTTTGCAGGAGTAATATCAATCGTCTTCGTTTTTAATCCGGATAAAATATCAGAGATGTCACTAGGACCCTTCATATCAGGACGTCTAGTGCTTTTTTGTGAAGGTTGTGGTGGTTCAAACCCGTGAATGCCAATATTAGACTCTTTGATGCTAATACCGTCATCGTAATTTCCACCTCTAGCCATAGAAATATCAGCGCGTCCAACGTTCATTGAACCAATATTGTTACCGGCTCTATTAGGAGGTGGCTGAATACCATTTGGTCCTTGAGTAGCCATAGCAGGCGGAGGGCCTCTACCAGAAGGTGCTTGTGGTTCTGGGTTCATTAGGCCTCCCATAAATCCAGAAAATCCAGGACTAGAACCAGCCATAGAGTTAACTGCAGCAGTTTGGAATTGACGCATTAAATCGGGATTTTGTCTTAAAATATCGTCCATACCGGGCATAGCGGATTTAAACATTGTATTCGACATATGCACCATCATAGCACTTCCACCAAGCTGAAACAACAATTTGAGTTCGGGAGCCATAGTGGCCTTAGATTTGTATTTGTCATAAAGTTCTGAAAAAAGCTCATCATAATCAGTAATATTTTCATTAATTTGTTCACCCCATCCATCAAGTTTGACATCAAAAGGGTCAAAACGGTTATTTAAAAATTCTATTCCGTTGATAATAGCCATCATCATATTTCCTTGAAACTTAACAGAGTTTTGTTTGGTTTTCTCTTCCATAATCATCTCATATTCGCCCATCATTTCTTGCAAATTGGAATCCATATTATATTTCTTTGTTAGTTCAACGCCTTTCTTTTCAAGAGCCTCAAGCTTTCTTAAATACTTGAATTTTTCTCTAAGCATTTCGTCCTTAGAAAGTTTAGGGTCAGAAGACATTTTTTGGTCTGGATTTACAGGAATATTGTTAAATTTGCCATAACCGTCCCAAGTCTTTGAATCAGAAGCGGTATTAGAGGTTGATTGTCCTAAATTGGAACTGCTATCATCCATAAAACGGATAGATGGTTGTGAATCAAATCTAACAGACGGTTTATCTTCAAATAATCCAGATTCAAAAGAATTGGACATAGGAGCTGTTGTTTCGTTTGCTAAATCATTTAATTCGTTTTCTAAATTATTTAAATCTTCAATATCAATATCGCTTGTTGGTCCTTGTGTATCACTTTTTTTACCGTTCATTAAAAGCTCAATTCCACCACCGAAATTAGATTTGGATTTAGAACCGCCCCAACTATTGTCTTGTAAATTGTCAAAGTCCATAGAAATGTCAATAATATCGTTATCCATTATGAAATAATAAGAACATTTAATTTTAAGTAATACGAATTGAAATATATATATTTTAATTAATTATTTAATTAATTTAGTTAAATTACTTAAAATTACTAAATATTCATAAAAAGTATACTTATACTTTATATTTAATAAACCATAGTCCCTGTAAAAAACAATCAGATAAATCATCTTTTTTAGTATGTTTATTGAAAAACGTATTCCATTCCGTGAACCTAAAATCGGTGCTAACCATTTCTAAACAAGTCTGAATTCCCAATTTCTTTCTTTGTTTATAATCGATTTTTTCAGGATTATCCTTTGGCATAAAATCTTTTAATTTATTTGTGGCGCTAATGAATTCTATTTGAATATTATTGTTTCTCATAATAAAATATTGTGAAATCATCCCTTGTATTGTTTTCATTTTATTAGCTATAGGACCTATTTGATTTTCAATAATTATCGTATTAATAGTTTCTAAATGTTCTCCTAAAATCTCGTCAAATTTATGTTGAATATTGCGTCCAATTGTAACTAAATCTACCTTTGTTGCATTTGTTTTTTGGACAGCGCTAAAACAATTATTATTAACAAATTCATTTAATAGAGCAACAAGATTTGCTTTTTTCACAGGATTTTCATACTTGACTTTATATTTGTCAGCAATATCAATTAAACTTTGTATTTTTTGTTTATTTATATGAGATGGCTTAAGTTCAGCAGTTGGGTGTAAAAAATTATGTTTCTTTGAATGTTTTAAACAATAGCATTTACCGTCTTTCGTAAATTTAGCTGGCTTATCACATAATCCATTTTTGTCTATTTCAATGCATCTACTTTCGTTTTTTTCACTTAAATCTATATTATCCCATTTAATAACTTTTAGATGATTAGAGGTTTCTCCGGGTGAATTGAGTTCAAAAAGACAAAACGATAGATTTTTTATGCCAACATCAATACTAAGTAGTTTCATCTATAATACTAAATTATTAAAAGTTAGTATTATATTGTTTATTGTGACAATTATTTAACGAGTATAATTAGAATTTATAATTGTTAATATTTAAAATGTTTATTTATAATATATGGCAGACATTTTCTCAGAAGAAGGAAGTTTACTGTTTAAAAAATTCATAGATAACGCAACCAATTTAGCTCAACTTCTAACAACTACTGCTGAATTAAATAAGCTGCGTAATTTAATTCTTGAAAAACTAGATGCATGGAAAGAATTAGTAGAATATCCAACTCTTTCTCCAAATCAAAGGGAAACAGCAAGAATTTATCTTGAAAAAGTGCAAGAAGTATTAAATTTAATAAACGCTCGTATAAATGAAATAGATAGGGTAGGAGGAAAAAGAAGAAAATCAATGAAAAGTAGAAAATCAATGAAAAGTAGAAAATCAATGAAAAGAAGAAAATCAATGAAAAGAAGAAAATCAATTAGAAGATCTTATTAAATGTTAGTTATGCAATTCAGGATAAGTTTTTAATTTCTCTTCATTTGTATATTGTCATTTTTATAAGGTCTCCCATATAAATATCATTGCTTACTATTAATCCGAATATAAACCCGATTACTAAACTTATAGGTTTCAAATTAAACTCTATATTGGGTTTAAAATTATTACATTGTTTAAAATAGACAATAAAAGTATAAAATATTAACGATAATAAAGAAACCCATATGTTTCCACCTACGCGCGGAGTATATCTCCACCATGAAGTGAGTTGCAATAATATTATATTTAATATTCCAAATAACTCTAGGCCATATTTATAATTTAATACTACAAAAGCAATAGCAAATTCCGCTAATATTTCTAATAATATTGTTGGATAAACATATACTGTTTTGTGTAAATGGTCTGCTATTACGCTACCTTTTTCGTATTTTATTGAGTATAAACTGGCATCAGATATTTTTCCACTACAGCAACCGCTAAAATAACAAGCTATTCTACCGATGGCAATTCCGGAAGCTAATGCAAATATTAGCATTCTTATTTTTTCACAATCAAACAGAACTGATATTAATAATGGGACACTGGCTAAATACGCTGCTAAAGAATAAGAATTAATACAGGGTTTACAAAAAAAGGGTTGAATAATTGTTGATATTATTAATATTGATACTAGTTTTACAATATCCATATTTGTTATGTTATTTATAAAAGATAACGCAACTATTACTGCTATTGTTGTAATAAATCCGTATAGGGTATACATTAATATATATTAATAAATATTAATAAATATTAATAAATATTAATAAATATTAATAAATTTGTTATACGATTTGTATCAGACTTCTCTACAAATGGCATATTTACTTTTTTAGTTTTTTATTCCTTTTTTTCATTGTCTTTGCCTTTCTCGTCTTTGTCTTTCTTGTCTTTCTTTTTCTTCCTCCTCTTTCACCATCAATTTTTATCCTTTTTAAGTCTCCTTCTATTTCTTCAGAAGAACTAGACGAGGAACTGCTGGATGCTTCAGGCGCATCGATAATT